AAAAGAAATGTGTCGTGACTTAGGCATCACTGAACAAACCTTTATCGCCTTAAAAGATAAACACCCAGAAATTCAACAAGCCATATCTGATGGAGAAGCTTTATTACTTCAGGATTTATTCTCTGCTTTAAAGACCAAAGCTATGGGTCATAAAGAGAAAGTAACTTCTAAAACCATGAGAAAAAATCCTATTGGTGGAACAGAAACAAAAGTTACTGAAGATGAAAAGTACTATCCACCTGACTTTGAAGTAATTAAGTACATCCTCATTATGAAGTTTGGTAAAGACTTCGATCCAAAGAAATTCATGATTGAAATGATGGAAAAGAAGAACGAACCAGAAGAATGGGTGAACGCCGCTCGATTTATTGGAGCGGATGAAGAATCTAATAATGACGAGGAGGATTAAAATCCATGCGAGATTTAATTATCGCTATCGGACAACGAGTCAATAGCAAGAAGTGGACCAATAAGAAAGTCACGTGGGAACAGCTATGTGAAAAACTTTCTAAAACGATATATACCTCCGAAACAGTGGAGGATTATAAACACTTCGTAAAAGACCAAAAACAAGAAGCCAAAGATCATGGTGGTTTTGTAGGCGGTAAACTTAATAGCCCTCAAAGGCTTAAAAATAATGTGGAATATAGAAGTATGGTCACTTTAGACCTTGATGATGCTGAACTAGGCTTCATTGACAAGTTTAAAAGAGACTTCGAATACACGTGTTGTTTATATTCCACTCATGGGCATAGACCAGATTCACCAAGATATCGAATTGTTATTCCTTTAACTAGAGATGTTGAAGGTGATGAATATGTTGCTATTTCTAGATTATTAGCTAGTGAATTAGGAATTGAACAAGTTGACCCAGTTAGCTTTCAAACTAACCAATTAATGTATTGGCCAAGTACACCTTATGATGGAATCTATATTTTCGAAAAATTAGAGAAAACCCCACTAAATCCTGACTCTTTTCTAGCAAAATACCCAAATTGGAATGATTTAACAACTCTACCAAAGAAAGAAAAAGAGACTCACGTTAATAGTGGTTCAGTTGGTAGAAAACAAGCTGATCCATTAGAGAAAAATGGAATAGTAGGAGCTTTCTGTAGAGCCTATTCAATAAGCGAAGCAATTGACACTTTTTTATCTAGTATCTATGAAGAAGTAGGTGGCAATAGATATCACTATATCCCATCATCTTCAGTAGCGGGTGCGATTAACTATGATGATAAATTCTTTTATTCTCATCATGCGAATGATCCTGCTGTTGGACAAACTCTTAATTCATTCAACCTAGTGAGAATCCATCTATTTGGTGATGATAAATCTTCATTTAAAAAGATGGTGGAGTTTGCTAGAAACGATGAAAAAGTCAGAACGCTTATCTCTGATGAAAGAATCGAAGAGGCTAAGAAAGACTTTGATGACGATGTTGACCTTAGCTGGATGAGACAACTCGTTAAAAACGATGATGGGGTTATCGCTAATGATGTTAATAACTTAGTAATCATTCTTCAACACGATGAGAACCTTAAAAACATTGCCTATAACACTTTAGCTAACACCGCTGAAGTAAGAGGTGAAGTCCCTTGGACAAGAGCGACATCCACTAAATATTGGAGAGACACTGATGACTCTCAACTCAAAATCTATATCGCTAAACATTATTGTGACTTTAGTGATAGGAACTTCGAGAACGCCTTTAAGAAGGTAACTGAAGATAGAGCGTTCAATCCTGTTAAAGATTATCTAGATAACTTGCCTAAGTGGGATGGAACTAAACGCGTAGAAACATTATTTATTAAATATTTAGAAGCAGATGATAATGCCTACACAAAAGAAGTAACCAGAAAATGGTTTGCCGCTGCTATAGCAAGAATCTATCAACCTGGTATTAAGTTTGATAACATCATCGTTCTTGATGGTAAACAGGGCGTTGGTAAATCAACAATCATTAAATCACTAGTGAACCCAGACTTCTTCTCAGACTCATTACAACTATCCGATATGGAAGATACAAAGAAAGCAGGGGAGAAGGTGCAAGGTTTCTGGGTTATAGAAATCCAAGAACTAGCGGGTATGCGTAAAGCGGACATTGAAAAGGTAAAAGCTTTTATCTCTTCCACCGATGATAAGTATCGTGCTAGTTATGGTAAACACGTCGAATGGCATCCTAGAAGCTGTATTATCTTCGCTACTGTAAATGGCGAGCAAGGCTACCTAAGAGACTTAACTGGTAATAGAAGATTCTGGGTTATTAAGATTAACTCCACAAACGTTATTCCTAATTTCAACTTTGATAAGAACTTTAAAGACCAGTTATGGGCGGAAGCTAAACACTATTATGAAAGTGGTGAAGAACTATTCCTAAGTGGTGAGTATTTAGATATCGCTAGCCAATATCAAAATAACGCGATGGAAAAAGATGATCGTGTTGGTATTGTTGAGAAATATCTAGAAGAGATGCTACCTGATAATTGGGATGACTTCGGCATTGAAGATAGAAGATATTACTTTAATAAAGAGTTTGATACTTATCACACACCAAAAGAACCATTTGGTCCTGCTATCTATCAAAGAGAAGAAGTAAGTCCTATGGAAATATTCTGTGAGTGTTTCAATAAGGATAAAGGTGACTTTGATGGTAAAGAAGGTAGAGCTATTGCTGCTATCTTAATGCAGATAGAAGGCTGGGATAAAGCTGATAAAAGAAAGACGATGGGTCCGTACGGCAAACAAACAGTCTATGTCAGAAAGAAGAAATAGCGGACTGACTGGACTCTAAAATATATAGAATATCCAAATCGTGATTTTAATTCAGTATAGACAATTAAATACGCGTTTTAGGATTTTATAGAAATTAACAGTCCAGTGAGTCCATGAGTCCAGCTACTTTTTACTCCCCCCCGGTCTGCAAATACAAAGTATTTGATAGTACCGTCGGCAGCACCTCAAAAATACGCGGGGCAGAAATTTTGGAAAATCAGAAATATTTCTAGAAATTCTAATCGAGGCCTTGCTTGAACAGGTGAGTAGACACTTATTAGGGGTAGGGGGGTCAAAATCTCTACGAATAAAAAGTTGGACACCGGCATGGGGTTGCACGCATAAAAAAAGCGAAATCAAGTTGGGTATAACCCCTAAATCAAGTTTGAAGGAGAAATGCATTATGAATTCTACATTACATGGCGGTAAAAGAGTTGGAGCCGGCAGAAAGAAAAAATCCAACATTGAAAAATTAGAAAATGGTAATCCTGGTGGAAGAAAACTTACCGAAATAGATATCGGCGAAGATTTAGAAGCAGTGGATATGCCACCTATTAAAGAATATCTATATGCTCCTCAAAGAGATGGAACAACATTTGCTGCTAAAGAATTATTTGAAGAAACATACAAATGGTTAGTTAGAGTTAAATGTGAAAAATTAGTTCCTACTCATTTAATTGAGCAATACGCAATATCGCAAGCTAGATATATTCAATGTGCAGAAGCAGTAACTAAGTATGGTTTAATTGCTAAGCATCCAACTACTGGAGGGCCAATTCAATCGCCATACGTTAATATGGCTTCAAACTTTATGAAACAATCTACCTGCGCCTGGAACCAGATCTACCAAATCGTTAAGGAAAATTCATCAGTTGATTTTCGTTATAACAATCCAAGAGATGATGTGATGGAAAGTTTACTTAACGGAACCTGGTGGGATCAACATGGAGGTAGAAGAAGATAGTGGGGAATTCCTCACTATTTTTGTATCAATCTAGTGTCTTATTAAGTTGCTATTACTATGTAATAGAGCGAATATATACCTGACCAAAGGAGGTCTAAAATGCACTATATTGAAACAAAAAAGGGACTCGAAACCTTACTCAAGAGATACCAAGAAGCTGGAGTTACCGATGAGAAATACCCAGTGGACAGATGGATCACCTGCATTACTCAATGCATAGAAAGCTTAAACGGACCAGAGCCATTAGCTATGGATGAGGTCGATTGGGAAAACACCCCAGCCGAATTAAAACCTTTATGGAGGGGATTGAAATAATGTACTTGGTAACAGAAGGTAAAAGAAAAGAAAATCAATTAGGATACGCTCCTAAGACAAAAGAATATGTCTATTTCCACCACGGAAAAGAAATATGGAGAGAAAAAGGTGACAAAGAATTACTCGACTATTTTAACGAAGTAAGAGTGGGCATTCGCACTTTTAATGATAAAGAAATTGAAAATAATTATGTCTGGAAAAAGTATTGCGAAGATTGTCAAAGATACGAACGTGAAGAACTTCTAATAAGACGCTAAAACGTTTAATATCCCTCATGTTTAGAAAAATATAGGTGAATACTGCGTTTATTTTTGACGCAGTTTTTTGTTCAAGAATTGACTAAAATTCGTGGGGGGGGTAACATATTTCTATATTTTTTATTGTAAATAATAAAAAGAATATATATAATATAAACACTGCGGAGAGTAAATACATTAATGTATTCCGTAGAGGCTTCGTGCCGTTGCTATCTTACA